ATGAGACCCTTCCGAAAAGACTATTCCACAAGTTATTCGGAAAAAGACATAGGGTCTTAATTATTGCTCCAAGTGATTCTGTCACAGGAATCGAAATCTATGAAGAAGTAGGTGAAAGTGATGCCAACACCCATAAAGCATAGTAGAAAGTACAGCCCAAGTAAAAGCAGCATCTGGATAAATTGTCCTTTGTCAACATTATTCAACGATGGATCAAGTCAAGTTTCAAGTCCTCAAGCAGAATTCGGAACTCAATGTCATGAACTCGGTGCAGCATTAATCATTAAGTCATTAGAGCTTGCAGATTACGACAATGAGTTCAAAACCATCGAAGAAGTCATTATGGATCTTGATATGTATTCACCAGAGATGCAAGAAATCGCTGATGGCTATGCAGACTTCGTGATTAGTACAGCAGACTTTGAGATGAAACATTCAGATGGCGACACAATCATTACAGTCGAACAACATCTGGACATGGATTTTGATGAAGATGCTGGTGGAACTTTGGATTGCGGGATCATTTCAAAAAGAGATGGTGGAACTCTAACAGTCATTGATCTAAAAACTGGACGTGTACCAGTTCAAACTTTCGATAGTGAAACCGGACGATTCAATAGCCAATTGGGTATCTACGCACTTTACTTCTATAAACTCTACAAAGACATCTATCCAATTAAAAATGTAAGGTTAGTCGTTTATCAACCCGTCATTAACAACACCAATGACTACGAAATGTCAATTGATGAATTATTACAGTTTGAACAAGAGGTCTTAATTCCAGCTGTTGCAGAGACAAAGAAAATCAATCCAGCAGGAAAACCTGGTAGTCATTGCAAATATTGTAACGCAAAAGCAACTTGTGGATTAAGAGCAGAAGCCATGATGGAAGTGTTCCAAACCAAAAACAAACCTGTAACAACGCTCACAGATAAAGACATCGAAGCAATACTTCCTTATCTTGACGACATGATTCAATACGCAAAAGATGTGATGGAGTTTGCCATGAAGAAAGCCATGAACGGTCACAGGTGGCAAAATTACAAACTGGTTCATGCAAAAGGAGCTAGAAAGATCATCGATGAAGACGGAGTGATCAAGGCTTGTGAATCTGCAGGTGTTGATCCATATGCACCGAAAAAAGTAGCTGGTATCTCAGAGTTAACCAAACGCATAGGAAAAGATAAAGTCAATGCACTCATCGGACAATATGTAGAGATGCAACTTGGTTCACTTACTTTAGTTAAAAATTCAGATCCTCGAGAAGAGGCAAACATTAAAGAAGAAGGAGATTTATAAAGATGTTAAACATTATTGAAGGTAAAGAAAAACGTCCATTAAAAATCGTTTTATATGGACCCGAAGGTATAGGTAAATCTACATTTGCGAGTCAGTTTCCAGATCCATTATTTATCGACACGGAAGGCGGAACAAGCAATTTAAATGTTAGAAGAATCAAATGTAATAAGTCATGGGACGAATTAATCTCAGTTGTTAAAGAGATAAAAGATAATCCACACGTATGTAAAACAGTTGTGTTAGATACTGCAGACTGGGCTGAAAGCTTATGTTCAAATGCAGTGTGTGAAAAGTATCGCAAGAACAATATTGAAGACTTCGGTTACGGAAAAGGTTATGTGTATTTAGTAGATGAATTTTCAAAACTGCTGACACTTATGGATCAATTGATTGAAGTAGGAATCAACGTGGTAATCACTGCCCATGCAAAACCTAGAAAATTTGAACTTCCAGAGGAACAAGGTGCATTCGATCGTTATGAAATGAAACTGACAAAACAAGTCGCACCAGTCCTAAAAGAGTGGAGTGACGCCCTGTTCTTTATGAATTATAAGATTTATGTCGTCACAACAGATACAAACAAAAAGAAAGCACAAGGCGGGAAACGTGTATTATACACCAGTCATAACCCTACCTATGACGCAAAGAATCGGTTTGATTTACCAGAAGAGCTTGAACTAGATTTTGCAGAGATTAAACATCTATTTGATTTTGACGATTTCCCAATGGATCAAGTTATGGATTACGATTCAAAAGATGTTACTACTAAATCCTATGTAGAAACTATTAGAAATATGATTAACGAAGCAGGCATTACAGAAGAAGATCTGATGAAAGTAGTTTCGCAAAAAGGACACTATAAAGATACAGATCCAATCACAAATTATTCAGATGATTTTATGACAAGATGGATCGTACCTAATTGGAAAAAGATCCTAGAATCAATCAAAAAAAATAAAGGAGAACAATAATCATGATTGAAAATAAAGATATGTTAATGGGGTGGAATGACGAAATCTCAGAAGATGGTCAGGAGTATGTATTATTACCTGAAGGTGATTATAATTTTACAGTTACAAATTTTGAACGTGGTAGATTTCCTGGTGGACCAAAGGTTCCAGCTTGCAACAAAGCAACAATTACCGTTCAAGTAAACACAGATCAAGGCATCGCTACAGTGAAATTTGATTTATTACTATATAGAACTTTAGAGTGGCGTATCTCTGGATTCTTTAGAAGTATCGGACAAAAGAAACATGGTGAAAAGCTTACTATGGATTGGAATAAAGTTTTAGGTTCTCAGGGTAGAGCACACTTCAAGCAACGTTCATATATCAACTCACAAGGTGATGAAAAGTTTACAAACGATATTGAACGTTTTATCGACTACAACGAAGAGTTCTTTATTCCAGATGATCTCCCATTCTAGGAGGTCTCACTATGGAACTAAGACCCTATCAAACCGAAGCAGTTAGTGCTATTCAAAACGAATGGAAGGAAGGACATAAAAAGACGCTTTTAGTACTTCCAACTGGAACTGGTAAAACAGTCGTCTTCTCAAAAGTTATTGAAGAAGAAACCAAAGATGGTAGTAAAGCGTTAGTCCTTGCCCATCGTGGAGAATTACTCGATCAAGCTTCAGATACCTTATTTGAAACTAGTGGTTTAGATTCAGCTTTAGAAAAGGCTGAGTCTAGTGCCATTGGTGCATCGGAGCAAGTCGTCGTTGCATCAGTTCAAACACTATCACAACAAAACAGATTGACTGCTTTTCCAAAAGATCACTTCAAAACCATCGTTGTGGATGAAGCACATCATTCTATGAGTGATAGTTATCAAAAAATATTAACACACTTTGATGTCGCAAACATTCTAGGTGTTACAGCTACACCTGATCGTGCGGATCAAAAGAATCTCGGTAAGTTTTTCGATTCAAAGGCATATGAGTACTCACTTCATCAAGCAATAAGAGATGGATATCTAAGTCCTGTCAAAGCACAGATGATTCCATTAGAACTTGATATTCACAATGTAAGTATGTCGAATGGTGATTATGCAGTAGGTGAAATTGGATCGGCATTAGAACCGTACTTAAATCAAATCGCACTAGAAATGCTGAACTACTGTAAAGGTAGAAAAACAGTTGTATTCTTACCACTTGTCAAAACATCTCAGAAGTTTGCTGAATTATTAAACCTGTATGGCATTCGAGCTGCTGAAGTGAATGGTAATAGTCCGGACAGAGACCAAATACTCAAAGACTTTGAAGATGGTGAGTATGATGTTTTATGTAATTCAATGCTACTTTCTGAGGGGTGGGATAGTCCGGCTGTCGACTGTATTATCATTTTAAGACCAACAAAGGTTAGAAGTCTTTATCAACAAATGGTCGGTCGTGGCATGAGACTACATCCAGGTAAGACAGAACTATTATTACTCGATTTTCTATGGATGACAGAACGTCACGATTTATGCAGACCATCAGCCTTAATTTCAAAAGATGAAGATTTAGCAAAACGCATCGACAAGAAAATGATGGATAAAGAAAGTGGTATTGATTTACTTGATGCACAAAGAGAAGCTGAAAGTGACGCAATTCAAGAGCGTGAAGATGCTTTAGCTCGAGAACTTGCAGCAATGCGTAAGAAAAAAGCTGGGTTAGTTGATCCAATTCAATATGCTTTTTCAATTGCAGCGGAAGATTTGGCTAAATATGAACCTACCTTTATGTGGGAGATGGCACCAGCCACTGCGAAACAAATTGATTACTTAGAAAAACACGGTATTTATGCTGAAGCAATCACCAATAGTGGTATGGCAAGTATGATCATCGAAAAACTCAAAAACAGACAATTTGAAGGATTAGCAACACCAAAACAAATACGCTTATTAGAACGATATGGTTTCTTACATGTTGGTATGTGGGCATTTGATGCAGCAACTAAGATGATCTCAAGAATTGCAAACAACAACTGGGCATTACCTTATGGTATAGATTCTGCCCACTATCAACCATAGGAGGAACTTTCATGGACAACATATTAGAAGCTTTGAAACAAATAGATGCATCACAAACAACTTATGAAGAGTGGATACAAGTAGGTATGGCTTTAAAAGCTGAAGGATATGACTGTTCAGTATGGGATGACTGGAGTAAAAACGATTCACGTTATCGTGATGGGGAGTGCGACAGAAAATGGGGAACTTTCAAAGGTTCCTCTTTACCCATATCCGGTGGGACTATCATTAAAATGGCTAAAGATAATGGCTGGACACCTCATGGTGGAATTATGGCGTGGGATGACATTATTGAGTACGATGGCGATGGGATGATTTACGATCCAACGAATGATATGACTCCTGCAGAACAACTCATCAAATATTTAGATACACTTTTTTATGATGATGAGTATGTAGGATATGTAACAACGGATGTATGGCAAAACAGTGATGGTAAATGGATGCCCAAAAAAGGACAATATGACAGAACAGCTGGTGAACTCATGGATTTACTTGAAAAACACCCTGACGACATAGGTGCTGTTATTGGTGATTCCAAAGACGAATGTGGAGCTTGGATAAGATTTAATCCAGTCGATGGTGTTGGTGTCAAGAATGAAAACATTGTACGTTTTACTCATGCTCTTGTAGAATCTGATGATATGCCGATATCCGAACAAGACGCATTATATCGTAAGTTTGAGTTGCCTATTGCTTGTTTAGTACATAGCGGAAGTAGAAGCCTACATGCCATAGTGAAAGTTGATGCCAAAGATTCAGAAGAATACCGTAAAAGAGTCGATTTCCTATATGATTTCCTAAATAAAAATGGTCTTAAAGTTGATAAGGCTAACAGGAACCCTTCAAGGTTATCACGTTTACCAGGTGTGATTAGAAATGGTGTCATGCAAACATTAGTTGATACAGATATTGGTAGAAAAGACTGGAATGAATGGTTAGACTTTGTTGAAGGAAATGCTGATGAACTTCCATGTGTTGATTCACTGGATGATGCATTAGCAAATCTTCCACCACTTGCACCAGAACTTATCGAAGGTGTTGTTAGGGTAGGACACAAGATGCTTATATCAGGTTCATCTAAAGCGGGAAAGAGCTTCTTGCTCATGGAACTAGCGATTATGCTGTCAGAAGGTATGAAATGGCTAGGTTTTCAAACAAAGAAATCAAAAATACTCTATGTAAATTTAGAAATTGATAGAGCCAGCTGTTTCCATCGCTTTGACGAAATATATAAAGCATTAAACTTAAAACCAAGAAATAGCTCAAATATAAAAATATGGAACCTTCGTGGTCGTGCAATGCCACTTGATAAACTAGTACCAAAACTCATTCGCAAAGTAAAGAATCAGGGCTTTGATGCTATTATTATTGATCCGATTTATAAAGTGATTACTGGTGATGAAAACAATGCGAGTGAAATGGGAGCGTTCTCTAATGAATTCGACAAGATATGCAATGAAACAGGATGTGCAGCTATTTACTCCCATCATCATAGTAAAGGTGCTCAAGGATTTAAAAAGGCAATGGATAGAGCAAGAGGGAGCGGTGTTTTTGCACGTGATCCAGATGCACAGCTTGACATGATTCAATTAGAAACAGATGAAGATTTCATGCTTCAAAATGCAGATAACCCACATTCGACAGCGTGGAGGTTAGAAAGTAGCCTTCGTGAATTTCCTAACTTTAAGCCGGTGAACTTTTGGTTTGAATACCCAATTCATCGAATAGATGATAAAGGCATACTTCAAAAAGTATATGCCACTGGAGATCCAAAAGCTAACCTTGATAAGAGCGGTAAAAGAAGTCAGACACCAGAATCTAGAAAAGACGAATTTGATACTGCTTTTGAAGTCAATGTAAATGATGAAGGTCAATGCAAACTTGCTGAACTATCTGAATATTTAGGTGTAACTGATCGAACAATACGAAAAAGAATAAAAGAATTTAGTGATGAATATACAATTTCAAACAGTCTAATCACTAGAAATGAAGAAGAGTGAACATAGGGAAAAATTCAAAATTCACACCATCAAGCAGTGAAGTGAATAAAGGGAAAAAACTCCTATATTCCAGAGTGAAGAAAATCGTGAATATAGGGCTTATATATAGTTGTTCATTCACAACCGCTGACGCGTCGTTTGTAGGATAGGGCTTCGAGCCTTGCCCTATCCCAAACAACCGCATCAACGTCAGCACTACCTTTCTTCACTCTAAAAATTCTAAAAATCTAAAAAAAGGAGGCAGCTATGAAAATATTTCTGCTAATAGATCCACCAACAATT